AAGATGCGGTATTCTCACAGTTGCTGTGCTACGGCCAGTTGACCACGAGCAATCGCGCCCGTCAAGGCTACATGTACGGTATCACACCTGCATAATTGACGGCACAGGGGTAGTTTTCATAGGAGTTTAACATGGGATACGAAAAACAATATGCGTACAAGAAAGGGGCTAGACCTTACGGGGAACCGTCGGCTGGCACCAATTTCAAAGATGCGTCACCGCGACCACAAACCGTTGGAGCATCACGTAAAGTTCATCGTGTAGCAGATACGTCTGTTGCCCCTGTTGCTCCTGTGAAAGCACCTACTGAAACAAAAAAGGTTAGGAAACTTTCAGAATCCGAGTAGGGGTTTAATTTGCAACTAAGCAGTATGCGAAGCTATGTCCGTGACATAGTGGACATAACAACAAACGACATTTCTGATTCGACGATGAACACGTTTATCCGCGAAGGGTACAACGCTATCGTCTACTCGGAGAAACGGTGGCCTTTCTACGAGGCTGCTGTTACTTTCGACACTGTTGGAAATCAGAAAGATTACCCGATTGCAGATGTAGCCACCAATCTTAGTATCACACACGATGGTGTTACTTTCTCAGGAGCTTCAGCGCCATCTAACGTTGGTTTGCGCGAAGTGGCTTCTTTGAAAACGGATGACCATATTTTAGAATTTATAGGCTACGACACGGGTGACATTATTTACCCGTTGAACTCGAACACTTCAGGTGACCCTTGGTACTGGTCTATGTGGGCTTCAGGTTCCAGCGCCAGCGCAGGGGTAAGCAACCAGGTTATTCGTTTGTATCCAACTCCGAGCGGTGTTAAAACAATTTATTTGCGTGGCTACCGTAACCCTGTGGAGTTTGGTGGCAACACAGCAATTTATCGTACGGCTATAGCTGACGCTAACACACCTGATTTGCCTGATCCTTTCAGCAGTGTTCTCGCTTTGTACGCTATTTACAGATCATATCAGCAGCAGGAAGATGCTCCGATGGGGCAACAGTATTACGCACAGTTTATTCAAGAGTTGGAGAACCTTCGGGCAAGGTTTGAGGACACTCCTGCTTCTCAGCCTGTTTTGTTGAACAGTGTTCGTGCGAGCAGGTGGATGTCTCAAAGTTATATGCCTAGACGTTTGCGTTACTCATGGGAATCATAAAGGATGGCTTTACAAGCACAGTTACCTCCCGCTAACACTCCTGAACCTTACCGTTACGACGAGAAGTCTGATTTCACGGGTGGTTTGAATCTTAGAGCTGACCAGTTCAATTTGGGTGAAACTGAATCTCCTTCCTTGTTGAACGTTTCTGTTGACCCCAGGGGTGGTGTTCGTCGCCGTAATGGTGTCACAAAAGTCAATGCTACGGAGTTGTCGAACGAGATTAACAGGTTGATGACCCATTACGAGTCGGGTCAGAATCAGATTCTCGCTACGACCATAGACACTGGGGCTGCTCAATCACAGTTGTATTACAATGATGACGCTTCGGGTAATTTCACGGGTCCTGTGCAAATAGGTTCTGATAACCCGTTTTTTAACACAGTTCAACCTCCCACTGCTGTGACTTTCAATGGTTACACTTATATCAGTAACGGCGAGTTGATGCACAACGATTCTGGTGTGACTACAACTGCTGCGATCAAATGGGATGGCGCTACAGCTACAGCGATGACTCCTGATATTGATGCGTCGGATGGTCATTTTCCTTGCGCTCGTTATCTCGCTGCGTGGAATGAACACGTTTGGGTTGCTTACACTGAGGAAAGCGCAACTGAATACAAGAACCGTGTCAGGTTCTCTAAAGTGTCTGACGCTGAGAACTGGACTGCGACAGATTACATCGACATAGACGTTGGTGAAGATGGCGATTTTATTACCGCTATTATCCCAGATCAGAACCGTTTGCTGGTTTTCAAACAGAACTCTGTTTACGAAATTTTAGGTTTCAGCAGAGATAACTTCCAGGTGAGAAACGTTTCCCGTGTGGCGGGAAATCGTGACGGGTGTCAGCCTGTGGCTGCGACTATGGGTGTTTTCTTTTGGTATGGGGAAAAAGGCTTGTATCTGATACAGAATGAAAACCTTGCGTACGTTTTTGAAAGATTGTACCCGTCGTTAACTTACGATGTGGGTCAACCTGCGTTAACGTTAGACAACCCGCCTTCTCTTATGTGGTTTAATGAGAAACTGTGGCTTTCTGTAGACTACCAATCTGACGATAATCTAAGCGGATCTAATCAGATAGATCGCAGAAACACTTTCGTTTGGGATTATTCACTAGGTCCTTTAGGCGCATGGGTGAGATACGACATTAACGCACGAAGCTTGTTGGCATACCGCCCCAGTGGTAGCACACACTTTCCGATAGGTGTCACTTCTAACATTACGACTATTTCTGCTTTCACTCGTATAAGCAAACTTGATGACGAAACAGCAGATGTAGACACTTATGCTTCTCCTGCGAATGAAATAGAGTCTTTTTATCAAACAAGCTGGTTTCAAGGTAACAGACCAACTTTTAAGAAACGTTGGGGTAAACCAAGAAACATCGTTTTATCAGACAATACTGCTGTTATAGTCATGTGCGTTTACAAAGATTACAGTTTAGCAAGCTCAGATGTGTGCTATTCTAAGACTTTTTCTGGTCCTGGCGCTGCTGCTACGTGGGTTAATGATGATGGATCTACTGGTACGGGCGTGTGGGACACCTCTGAATGGGCTGCTATAGGCACAGAGGACATATATGGGTTCGCTCGCTGGCCTACAGTTGGGACAGCGAAGGCTATTAGTTTGAGGTTTAGTGTTACTCCTCAAACGATAGATGGGGTCATGCAACGAGGCAAATGGGGTATGACTTCCATCGTAGGCATGTATAGGACTAGGAGATTGCGTTAAATGGCGGCTTTAGCTGTAACAAACAACTTCACAGCAGGAACTTCTATCGTTGCTTCACAAATGAACACTAACTTTAGTGACGTTGTGACATGGGCGACAGGATCACCTAATTTGTCTACAGCAGGGCAAACAACGACTGTTAGTGGTGCTTTAACTGTGACACAAGCCACTACTCTTAGCAGTACGTTGGGTGTTACTGGTTTGGCTACATTCTCTGATGACGTGTTTTTGGCAGGTTCTAACCAACGTCTTGTTTATGAAGGTTCTGCTGCTGACGCTCACGAAACTTTCATAGCGGCTACTAACCCGACTGCGGATCGTACAATAACGTTCCCTGATGCCACAGGAACTGTAGCCCTCACGTCTGACATTACTTCACCTACGTGGAATGACGCTAATAACATTCTTACTAACTCGGTTTTCAATTAAATAAAGGAAAGGCAATATGGCAACATATTCAAAACAACTACTATCAGGTGGTACAAACGGCAAGAATATTAAAGTTGCAGCCACAGCGACTGCTGGCACAACTATTCACACTGCCGTGTCGGGTACTTCTGATATGGATGAAATCTGGTTGTATGCCTGTAACACCGATTCATCGGACAGGAAACTGACCATTGAATACGGTGGTGCAACATCACCAGATGAATTAACAGAAGTAACTATCACAGCCGAAGCAGGTTGGGTGCTTGTATGCCCTGGTCTACTTTTGCAGAATGGTCTTGTGGTTAAGGCTTTTGCCGCATCTGCGAATGTTGTTAACATCAATGGTTTTGTAAATAGAATAACTGCTTAAGAGGTCTTATAGTGTTTCGACAAGATAGGACTAACCCTAGTTCTGCGGTTTCTACGTGGAAGGGTCGGAAGGATTTGCCGAAGGCTAATCCGTCTACGGCTGTTTCTGCGTGGATGAATGGTGGTTTAGGTGATTCATTCAATGCTATTACTGCTACTGGTGGCACTACTAGTGACTTTACTTACAGCGGCGTTTTATATCGTAGTCATGTATTTAATTCTTCTGGCACATTTGAAATTACTGCGAATCCTGATGGTCACACGTTTGATGTTTTGATATACGCTGGTGGAGGTGGCGGAAGCAGTAATAATCGTGCTGGCGGCGGCGGAGGTGGTGGCGAAAGCGACACCGAAGATGTTGCAGGTACCGTAGAAAGTTTTACTGTTACGATTGGTGCGGGTGGCGCGACTGGTGGTATATCTTCATTCAAAGGTGCCAGTTGGACTAACACATTCTTCTGTACAGGTGGTGCCAACAGGGGAGGTGCCAGCACTTATCATGGAGGAGGCCCAGCAGGTGAGCCTCTTACTCAATCTTCAACCCCATCTCCGACTTACGGAGGCGGTTTTGCAGGAGGAACTCAAACGGCAAACAATGGCGGTGCAGGAGGCGGCGGCTCTACCGCAGTTGGTTCCAACACAACTACTACTCAAGGTGCTACTGGTGGTGCAGGATCATACCATTTAGAATATGGTGATGGTTGGGGTCGAGGTGGCGGCGGTGGCGGCGGTCAAGGATGCGTATCCGCTTGGAGTCCAGGCATAGGTATGAATTCTACTTATGGCGGGGGTAACGGCGGCTATTCATTATGGGCGCCTAATGGGGGTTCTCCTAGTGTTGCTGGTGCTACTAATCGTGGCGGTGGTGGAGGCGGAAACGGTTGCAACATGCCTAATGCCGCGTCTAATGGTGGTAGTGGAATAGTGGTAGTTCGTTACGCTTTAGAGGCGGTTTAAATGGCTCATTTTGCTCAAATAGGTGATGACAACATTGTTGTAAATGTGGTGGTTGTTCCTGACGAGGAAGAAGATCGTGGTCAAGAATTTTTAGCAGATGATCTTGGTTTGGGTGGAACTTGGATTAAAACATCTTATAACACAATGAATGGT